CCCTGCTATCATCGTCAACCCAACCACTTTCCAAACCCGGCTATACTGAACTTTTGTTTTGTAAGTCATTCGTTGATTGTGCCACTCCGAGCCACGCCCGAATTGAGCAGAGGCATTGATGCTGATGAACAAAAATAGCCACTTCATTCGTTATCTACTAATTTAATTAACTCATTGAGCATATCTTTAATGCACTTGCCACAATTCGTGTATTTCTGCTTCTTTGAGGTAGCCATATTGTAAGCATTCACTATCCTCTTCATATCCTCGTTCAGGATAGATGGCTTGCCTTTATAATCTTTAACGATAGCCTTCAATTCCTCCATTGCTTCTGCGGTTATTTGCCTCTCCCACTTTCCTACCGAACAACTCGCTGAACTGAATTGCCACTTAACTGGCATAACGCATCCACACAAAGTGAATTCCTGACCATTATAGACCACTTTATCTCCAAGTGGATTCACCGCCCTAAAAGTTCCACAAGTCCTTGTATCGGCTTTATAATACTCGCAGGCAAGGCATAGTGACCTTCTGCGCTCCTTCTCTTTATTATCGACAAAGATTTTAAACATATTCGTGTATGATTTTTTTTACCTTGTCTAAAGTAGAATAAATCGTTCGTTCCGGGATTCCAGTATTCACGGCTAATTGCCTCATATTTTCGCCCTGTAGATATAGGTCGAATACCAATCTATCAAACGCATCGAGATATCGAATTATCTCATCTATTTTCTCAATGCATTCTCTTCTATCCATATCGTAAGTCGCAACTATTTCGGGCATCTCATCCGTATCCTGATGGCTACTCCGCTTCCACTTGGAATCTCTTATGATTCTGCTTATAGTCAGTTTAAAGTAATAGTCCGTTTGTGCATCACTTTGGTATTCAAAATCCGCATTAATTACTTTGATGTAGGCTTCGTGAACTAAATCGTGAGGTAGGTTAGTCATTGCCCCTGCATACCTAACCATCCGTGAATAATTACGATGCACCCAGTTATCCAAGTTCATCGACCTTCCTTTTGTAAAGTTCAATGAGTTCACGCAAATCGGAGATTGAGAACTTGGCTATCTGCTGACTCTTGACTAATATCTCTTGTGCAGTTCCTTCTCCGTACACTTCATCGAGTCGAATGCCAAATTGATATTGCTGACCTCCGTTGGTCATATTACATCTCTTACATTGGAATTGAACATTGCGTTCATCCCACCGGGTAGACATCTTCATTCTACTTTGGAAATGTCCGGCATCAACTTCGCTCCAATGCTTCGATACACCACAAGTAAAGCAAACTCCAAACCCATCACCACGACTGACTCGCATCCGAATGTACTTCGAAAATATCGTGTCAAGTTTGGTGACAAGTTTGGTGCGCTCGCTCATCTATACCAAGTTGGAATAGTGACTTCGTATGTACCTATGGAATAAGATTCGGGAGTGCCATCCCAATTCTTAAATTTCCTAATTAATTCCAATAACTGAACTCGACCAGCAGATAATACCTCATAGGTCAGGTGATATTCCTGAACATTAAATGGCGCAGAATTCTCGACTGCAAGAATGTAGTAATCACTCATCCCAGTTATCTCACAATAGATTGCCGCCTGAATGTGGTACATCATATCGAATATCGTTCTGCTGAATGCTTTAGGAGATGCGTCTTGAGTTGTTTTGATGTCTACTATATGTCGAATAGATATGCCGTCTACAATGCCTTTAAATTCGATGCCTTCAATCATTCCCGAAATGGGAACTTCAGGATTGATTTTTTTAAGGCTTCTGCGTTCTTCCGACTGGACATTGGCAACCATCTTCAAGAGGTTTTCGTAATCACCACCATCTATTGCTTCCTTGCCTTTGTTTGCTTCGCTAAACGATTGCCATTCATCCTTCCCTGCTTTCGTTCGCTTGTCGCATTTTGGCGCAATGGCGAATCGTTCTTCAAAGGTATCAGGCTCTAATAAGAGTGCGTGAAATGCTCTTCCGAATGCCATCGCAGGGGTGTCCTTATAATCTCTTGAGATGTATTCGAGATAGTGGTTTGGTGATTTGGCAAATGCCTTGAGTGATGAATAAGATAAGTGCTTCATTGTGTTCTGTTATTTTATTTGTTAATGTAATTATTAATGCCTGCTCTAACTAATTGGCTAATACATATGTCATTTGCTTTACAATATTCGTGAATCTCATCATATTGTTTTTTTGTAACAACACATTTTATTATTGCCTCTGCTTTTTCAAGTTTTCTTTGGAAACCTCTTTTGCCTTTAATTGCCTTTCCTATTGCTCTGCCCTCGTTAAATGGGGCTGATTTAATTTCATTTGCTTTCATATTATCCTTGTCCGATTTTGAGTTTGAGATATGTTTTGCTCGACTTCAGGAGGCTTCTCTTCTTGGAGTGCCTGCCTTTCATCTTTTTCTTGGGTTTGATGATGCGCTTCTGCGCTTCCTTTTGTTTAGCCATTTGGATTAATGCTTGTTCTTATGTGTTGCCAAGGGTCACCGCCCCCAATCCTTTGGGAGTATCGGTTATCGTTTTCGTATCGGTTGATTCGTTCCAATAATTCGGAGCGTTGGCCTTCAAAGGTACGAAAGATATCGAGAATTTCGGGAGTCTTTAACCTCTCATAGAATTTCCCCCACTTGCCTTGTTTCATCTCTTGGAACACCACAACTATCTCTTCCAGTTTTAATGCCGGGAAATCCTCGATAATCGACTCGATTGTGAACATTAAATCCTCTTCGGTTTCAATGGTTTTCTTTGCGTCGATGAACTTGATTAGTTTCCCCAGTTCGATGACCAAGAATGTCTTGAGTTCCTTTGGGTGTTCCTTATTGGCCTTTCGAATGTTTAGACCTTGTGTCCACGCATCTTCTCTTGATGCAACCTGAACTTCGAATCTGCCATTCTCAAGCCTTGTTAAGCCATTGCTCGAATTTGCTTGTAAGTTGAATTTTTGTTCCATTGGTTTGTTGTTTTGATTTATCAGGTGCAAATATACCTTTATAGCCTTGTGCGATTGAATGATGTATCATTTCGATTGCGAACTCTTCATTGCCCTGCGAGGTCTTCGCCAGTTGGGCAAGTGCGATGTTCTCCGAATCTATAGTCTTGTAACTAAATCGGTGAGAGGTCTTCTTATAATCCTTCCATTGCTCCCATACCTCGATGAATGATTCGCTGAATGGATTAGTTGGTTTCTCCTTGACAATCCTCTTCCTATTTACAATTCTATTTTCATTTTCATTTTCATTTTCCATATGTATAGACATATGTGTTGACATATGTTGTGACATATGTTTTTCACTTTTGTCTTGTGGTTTAGAATTTCGATTCTTTCTCCTTGACTCACAAAAGTTTCTGCGCTTGTCGACTTCAAGGCGCAATCTTTCGTTAAAAAAATTTCCATCAGAGTCTTGCTCGAATTTCGCCCAAATGTCCTTGTCATATGTTCCACATATGTTCGACATATGTTCCTTTGTAAGAGAGCCGATTTGGTGTTGGGCGCATAGTAATCGAATGTACTTTCCTACCTGCTCGTTGGTCATAAACATAGTCCCAGTAAGAAAGTCACTTGAATAAAATAAGAATGCAGGGTCTTTCATATTAAAATAAATCCCATTGGCTTTCGGTGTGTCCGCACCTACTTACCAATGGGTTTAATGTTTCTTAATGCATCATTCAGTCGGACACCTGAACGATGGTGCTAATTTAATGACTTCTTCTAAATATTGCCCATTTGCCATCGATGGGAATTATTTTGTCCTTTTCGAAGAGGTCAATTATGACTCTATCAACTTCATCCATAGTTAACCATAATGATGCAGACAACTCTCTCCGGGACATCGAATTCCTATGCAGTAACTCAATTACCCTCGTTTCCAATGATTGCTCCATATAGTTCCTCGATTGAAAGTTTAGTCGCTTTGTGTAATTCAGGGAGGTATTTTAGAAGGAGTCTTCGCTCTTCCTCTTCTCTTAATAGGACTCGCATCCGTACGGATGTTAATCCGCATACTTTGCTCATCCCTTTTAAGCCTCCAAGAGATTCGGTTATTTCATTTAAGTTCATAATTCAATTTATATTTATGTCTACTACCTTCTTTATTTGCATTCACTATTCCCTTATCAATTGCTGATTTTAAGCCATTGTTTATGTCAAGTACAAAGTGCTTTTGTCTTAACTCTAATATGGCTCTTTCATCAGCAATCCATTCGGATTTTCCCTTTATCGAATAAACATCTTTCAGGAATCCTATGGTCTTTTTGTGCAGACCCTTGAGGTCTATTTGCCGAGAATCGAATAGGTCTCTTTGCGTAAACAATTGCTCAAACTCTTTGCGAGGAATTATTATGGCAATATCTCCGTTGGTTGTGGTTGTGATGCGCATATTAAAATGGTTGTTCGTTATTAGTTTCTTGACCATACACCCCAGTCATTACCCATTGCGTGAAGATTTCTGCACGGAGGATGATGTTTGCCGGGTCACCTGATGGGTTACATTCAACCGCCGCTTTCAGGCACGATTGGCGAACGATTAAGAGTTGCCTATCGATGTCATTGCCTCCTGATGGGGAAGATATCGTTTCGGCTTTCTTAATCTTGCCCTGCTTGCCAAATTTCCCTGCTTTGGTGACCTCGTAATCTACTACATCACCCACCTGGTAAGGAGGTGTTTCGGTTTTCGCATTGACCTCAAGAGTCTCATCGTTTTGAAATGTGACCTTAAAGGAATACATAGTTCCAAATTGCCCAGTCCACTGACCTTTTGCTTCGATGTTTGTGATTGTTGATTGCATTAGAAATTGATTTTAATTGTTATTAAACGATTGTGAATTGCTGGATAGATTTCGATGTAAGGGCGTAATCCAAAGTCGAATAGTTTGTCATAGATTTCGGAGACCTCATTGAAGGTTATTGTCGGAGTATCTACCTCCCAACATCCGTCAGTTGTGATTGTCACCTCTCCGAAGAGATTCGTTAGATAATCGAGTGCTTTGTCCATATTGTTTTTTGATTTCGGTGTGGATATAAACCCACCACTCATTTAGTGATGGGCGTTCGTTTGGGTGAATGGTTTTACTGATTCTTGGCATAAGGATAGATTTGTTCAGGTTCGTTATCACTTTTGCCAAAAGAGTTCTCGTTTGCGCTCAAGTCCATACATCTTTCGATTGCATCTGCTTGCGTATCGAATATTTTATCTAAATCCCAATAAACCAAGCTTGAATATGCCTTTGTGCGTCTTATCTCCGTGCGAAAGCGGTAGGTCAGGAAATAAAATGAAAAGTATCTTATCACTCTATAGTTGCCATAGTTATTGACCTCTTGGTCTTTTCGAGGATTAATGAATTCTACATCTTTGACATAGGTCAATGCCTCTGCTTCGGTGTCGAATCCGTTGATGTTTACACCATCATCGTAAACGAGGTAGCGGTGTTTTTCGAAGGTCGGAGAATACTCTTTCCAAATTGTAAATCTTGATTCCATTGTGTTTTGTTTTTAAGGGTTGATTAAAAATTCATTGAGTGATTGTGCGTACCAGTAGGCAATAACTACGATTGCCAAAAGTAACTTTTTTTTCTTATTCTTCATTGCTTTCGATTGTGGCGGTTACTGCATCGAGAGTCAGGATTCCATATTTATTAATCTCATAGATCGCATCATTAAGGTCTTGCTCATCCTCAAAGTACATCTCTGCCCGGTCACGGAGATAGTCTTTGGCTTCTTCTTCGGTGTCGAATTCCAAACTCGCAATGAATCTGCCATATGAATTAATGTATGGCATTCCAAAGGATAGCATTGATGAGAATTGGTAAGAGGTCGGTGCTATTGCGGTTATTTTAAAAGAGGGTATTGCTTGCGCAATTACCTCCCCTCTACATTTAATTTGCTCCGCAGTCACCTCGAAATCCTCTTCCGTGTAGTCAGTTCCCCAATCGGAATTGTTTTCAATGATCATTTCGATGATTGATTCTGCGGTAGCCTTGTCTGCTGATTGGCTGAAATTTTCGTTTGTGATTGTGTACATCATTGTATTGTGTTTTTGTTTGATGCCGTAAAGGTAAGAAAGAAAATTTTACACTTCCTAATCTTTTCGGAAACTTTTTTTTACTTTTTCTTGTAACTCGCTGAAAACCAAAAAAGAAAGCCCCCCTTTCGGGAGGCCAACACAAAACACAATGAAATCATCCCTATTGGGATTGTGCCAAGTTACGAACTTCGAGGATACATTCGTGGTTATTTTGGATATATTCTTTCACCAAATCGGTAATCTCCTTCTCGCAACTGCCTGAAATCTTCTCATCACTTAACTTATTCTTGCCTACAATTATGCACCCCCACGAAGATAGGTGCGTATTACCTCCGTGTATACGAATTCCTTTGAACTCGATGCCTCCTGCTTTCAATTCATACTGGTTGGCTTCCGTGTAGACCATCACCATCTCCCTTTTAAACTTCTGCGACATACTAACGCACATAAAGTACCTCCCTGCAGGGATAGCAGTATTGCCTCCGTCTTTAATTCCCCACGCTCTTACTACATCCTCTAATGTGTAACAAGAGTCACCATTCGGATATTCGAGTTCTCCTATGGTGGTCAGTCCACGATAGGTCTTCCGTGTTAATTTGAATAGTGCGACACCCATATGAATTCGATATATGTGTTAGATTGATTCATCGTTTTAATTCTTTGAGTTTACTTCCAAGTGAAGAGCCGAAATAGTAACTGAAAATTGATAGCACAACTCCTTCAATAATGCCAAGCAAGTGAACGAAGATTTCCCGATTCTCTTCGCTGACTTCATCTTGCGTTATAAACCAAACGAGATAAGAAAATAGGATAAGTCCTATCGTTCCTACTATGTATTGAAACCAATCTCGATGTCCTGCTTGAGCAAGGCTTACTTCCCGATTCCGTGCGCTTTCCCGATCACGGATTTCGAGTTGATACATCTCCGTCATCCATTGCATCTTGTTCGCTTCAAGTTCCTTTAGGAGTTCTGCCTTCTTTGTGTCTTCAATTTTGCCTTCTATGATTGCTCCACGCACTACTTCGATAGCACCACCGATGTCTCCAGTAGCCACTTCTGCTGCGACATTAACTATCGTTCCAAGATGGCTTCCAACTTTGGATATGAACTTGCCAAAGCCCGTTTCCTTAAATGGTTTTTTTTCCTTCATAATTGATTACAAAATCCTTACAATTTCCTTCAATTATCCTTCAATACTCGTTTGATGTACTTGAGTAACTGCATTCCAATGGCATTGCGGATATGCTCGTTAAAGGCGAATTCACCAGTAATAGGGTTAGTCACCGCACTTACTCTTGCGATTGTTTCCATTAGTATTTCGGGATAGGTGTACTCTATCTCAATATCTCCTGCCTGAAACAACTCTTCTATTTGTGACTTCGAAGAGTCCCCCTGCGAATTCGATAACTGCGTAGCCATTGTTGTATTTATTAAGTGGTCTATATTCCGGGTTAAGTCCTGATAAACATCCGACACTCCAACAGGTCACCACATTTCCTTGTATGTCAGGTTCGGAATGTTCGGAGGTTTGGTGATGGTGACCGCAGATTGCATTGCGTTTGGCCTTCATATAAAGTCCTCTCGCAGGGTTGACTGGAGAGAATATCTGCTGACCGAATTCGTGTCCGTGAATAATGTTTAATCCATCCTTATGTGCGTATCTTTTTTTGTCTATGATTTGCACCCCATATGTCGCACATTGCAGAAGAGTATCCAACTTGAATTCACTCACTCCAAGTAATTCAGGCGCACGAGTGTACATATAGTTTTCAAACCTCTCTTCGTGGTTTCCTAATTGGTAAATGATATCCGAATTGGGAGAGAGTTCACGGAGGATTTGGAAGAACTTTTTGCCCATCTCAAGTTCCTGACTGAATGACCTTCTGCGTGGGTCTTTTTGAAACCTGCTCAACTGATAAAAGTCGAGCATATCACCTCCGATGTAAATGCAATCGGGTTGCCTTTCATTTATCTCATCAAGTGCGACATTCAGCGCAGGGATAGAATGGAATGGAAAGTGGATGTCGTAGAGAAGAACTGCACTTCCGTAATCGGGAAGAGTGTACGGAAGATATTCATCCTCATCACTTTCGGGCAATCCGTATTTATTTTCAAAATAATTATTCGTATTAAGGCGATTCTTCTTTCCAGCAACACCACGATAGTATCTAATCATACTTCGTGCTTGCTCTTCATCCTTGAATACTTTCGGGTGCTTATCCCTTAACATTCGAGCCATCGTAAGTGATGGCATATTAGGATTGAGTTTAATTGCTTCGATAACGAGTTCACCGCCTATTGTCATAATTAATTAATTAAGTTTTTCACCCAAGCACCGATGGCTAAAATAAATCCACCAAGTGCAGTCCACCATCTTGTTTCCAATCCACTCAATCGTTTGGAGTGGTTGTCAATTGTTTCTTTGTGGTGGTCTATCTTGGTCTCTATCCTTGCCATTCCGCAGAGGATTTCGTTCAATTTGTCTTCCATTAAGGTAGGCAGTCAATTTAAGTAAATTCTCTTCTCGCTTTTTATTCATCTATCTACCTCTTTGGATTTCCATTCCGCTCTCGAAATATACTTGCTTTTCGGGACATATGTCACCTGGATTCAGGTCGGTATATTCGGGAAATAAAGATGAGTTATTGCAGAGATAATCGACCATCCGTTCGGTATAAAATTGAGCATTCGTTCTTGCCCGGTCTATCTCACGATTCAAGTCACCTTTTGTGATGGGAGTTGTGTCTTCGGAGATTCTAACCACAAGTCCTCCGTTGTCAAGTCGCACATAGAGAGAAGGAATCATCTCAACCATTGTCCACCACAATGTAACTTTGCGGATATGCGTATCCATTAGTGTGACATAGTTGCCTGCAAGTGTGTTATTGCTGATGTCGGTCTTGATTTTGTTAAATAGGCTTGTGCCAAGAAACGATTGCACATATTTGTCTTGAGCAAGCATAATGTGGCTAACCATATATGCTTCTTCCACACTTCCATTTAAGTGGGAATAACGCTTCATAAAATCAGCGTTGATGAATAATACTTCAGGTGTTAGTGGCATATCAATTTAATTTACCTCGTGATGGTGTGTTAATCGGGGCGGTTGATGCTTGCGCCCAGTTCTTGCCTTCATCCTTCATAGGAACATCGGCTTTGATTGCTTGTGATTCGGGGATGCGAGTGTCATTGGCAAGTCCTTTGTTCGGGAGGAATTTTCCGTTTTCCCTCTTTCTAAAGTAAACTTGGCGCACCCAACGATGGTGACAATATACTCCCCCTTTCCATTCCCAAATTGAATACGAATTACTTCCCTTTGGGGAGAATTCCGTGTTCACTTGACCATCCATAGATTGAATGTCTTCGAATCGGTACACTACCCCTCCTTTGGAATTACTAACCATATTCCGACAAAACAAACGAGAATTATCCTTGAGGTTTTGTGAGTATCGGTATCTAATTTTGTAGAGTCCAGTATCATTGGAACTCTTGGCATCAGGGTCTGCGAATCGTTTAAAGAACTTTTGTTTTTCAAGATGAATTTTGTACTCGTTTTTCTCATCCTCCACTTCTTGTTCGCTGATTAATTCCCATTCATCACCAATCTTCTCGCCGACACTTTCAAGATACTCCAAGAGTTGCGCTTCGAGTTCTTCGGTGAGTTCACTTGAAAGCATTAATGGCTCACTCGTTGCCTTTGCTGATGTGTATATTCCGCTCTCTCTTAAAAGTGTGCTTATGGTCTCGTTAATCAGTAATTGATATGGCGCAATAACATTCCTTTGGAATAGTTCACTTGCCACTTTCAACTCTTCGGTGCTTCCCAGTTGCCCGGCTGTCTTCACCCCGAATAAAGCAGGGGAGGTAACAAGGTCATAAAGAACTTCCCTGCGTTGTACGGAGAGGTCATTTGGTTTTCAATGTCCCTTCTTATTTCGCTTCTCTTTTCCTTCGGAGGAATTCCGTTCTTAAAGTGGATAGCAAACGAGGGTGACATTCCATTGCGCAAATTTGCGTTGTGATATATTGCAATTTGCTTATCGCACTCAATCCAATTTATGCTACCTTGATAGTCGGGTTTCGGATAGTACATCGAGCCGACTGCGAAAGGTTTGATGTACATTAACTGATGTGGATGCTCGACCTTGTGTTCAGGTGAGAAAGACTTGATTTCGGTATAGCCTGCTTTCCTCCAATTCTCCCAGTTAAGGCAATGGTAATAGAAAGGAACTTCGCCATCCACATTAGCGACTCCTGAACGGATTTGCTCGAAAGGAATGTGAGATACTTTTGCGATTTTAGTGCGGTCAATTGACCACATAATTTCCAAAGCAAAACCACCTTGTAATTTCAAATCTAAACAAGCCTTGCGAATCTCATCGTTCAATCCCCACTTCTCGACTTGTAATTTTGCTTCTCCTTCGCTGTCAATTCCCTTTCCGAAAATCATATACGCAATCGAGTCCACAAGTGCGTGATGAACTGCGGATGAGTTGTAAAGGTCTATTAAGTATTGAGGATAAAGATTGTCATCCCCATACTGGACAAAGCCTTGTGTAGTTGCCTTTTCTTCGTAGTTTGGCTCGACATATTTGGCGAACTGAATTGATTCTATCATTGGTAGTAAATTATATTGTCAGGAATTGTGACTGCGTTCGGGTTGTAGAATGTTTCTTGAGTGATAACTTGCAGAGTTCCTCGCTCTATCTCACCCACTACGGATGCGTTTAAAGGGTCAAGATTCGAAGAACTATTTTGTCCCCATACATTATACCAAAACTGCCCGGTTTCCTCGATTAAAACATCCCCATTGGTTGGAGCATTCGTGTCCGTGTTGATAGCAATCTTTGTGTACCTATCATTGTCCGTTACCACATTAGCTACAAAGGCATATTCCACTCTGCTTGTCATATTCGTAAAGATAACAAGGTAGTGGGTATAAAGGGGTAAATCCTTCGCTTTTTCTCGCAGAGTTAAATAGACATCTTGCGATGGTGTATTTGGAAGCAGACTTATCATAAAGCAAAAAAGGGGAGGGGAATTACTCCCTCCCCCAATTTAAAGGTTAAGAATCTTAATAAGCAGGGTCGATAGTAATCGTACCAGTCAATCCACTAACTGCGGTAGCATCCGTAAAGTTAATAGTGAATGGAGCAGGCGCAGCCTCTTCTGCGGTGAACACTATATTGTATCCGTTCAGGTCGCCAGGTGCAGTACCAGTTCCAAAGTTTCCACCAGTAACTTCGACTCCACGAGAGTATCCCATAATGTGGAAATTATCGTTATTGTCACGAACGATAACTTGCAAACGAGATTGAAGAACTGCGTAGAGTTCCTCGCTGACTAACGCTTCGAGTTTCGGAGTTTGGATAGTTAGAGTCTGCGTGAAGAAGATAGTTCCATTTTCAACGCTTGAGGTTATCTCTTGCTGAAACGAGCCACTATTCTTGGTTATTGCCCAACGGAAAAGAGTTGCAGTTCCGTCTATATCACTTACTGCTCCGCCCGAAATCGAGTCATATATCATCGTGCCTTCTTTACACCAAAGCACCTCCTTAATTCCACCTATTGCATCTTTGCAGGGGAACGCTCTCCCTGCGGCTAAATCACACGCCATAGTTGTTTTTTTTAAGACATTAGGAAGAGGATTGCTCCCCCTCCCTTTGTCGGTTTATATTTAGGATGAACGGCGAACTACGCTCAAGTCATTGATATGAGCAACTTGAGTTCCGCCACAAAAACGCATTGCGATACGCACATTGTCGGATGCATCAGTTTGGGTCATATCCACAACCACCGCTTGATTGTAATCGGATGTCAGGTCAGTTCCAAAGAACAAGTTGCCTACATAACTCATCAACAGGGTGTCGTTCGGGAAACCAGCAGGTGTTACAATCGGGAAACCAAGGAAAGTGGTTGGGCGATTCTCGCCTACGAAAGTCGGAGAGTAAGCACCTGATGTAACCAATAGACCTGCCATTGCTCTCTGAAGAAGGAACAATGAACGCTTCGACATCATAATAACTGAATTGCTATTATTTTGAATCGTAAAAGGAGCGTTGTTCACAAGAGTGTTCAGGTGAGTAAGGATACCAGTAGTACCATTGGCATCAGGAGTGAAAGCACCTGCAACCAAAGTTTCAGCAGTCGGCGCGCCTGCAACGATGTGGGCAAGGATTCCAGTGAAAGCAGTTACTGCGTTACCACCAGTTGTAGCACCAGTTGTCTCGTTGTAATCTCCGTGCCACATATTGCGCTCGATAGACTCTGATACACGAGCAGCAAGATACTGAAGGAGGAAGGTTTCGAAATTAGGAGGCAATTGGTCATTTATAAAACCTCTTCCAGTTTGGAGTGCTTCCCAATCGGAACGGAAATCAGCCTTACAAATTTGCTCGTTTACCATAAGATTGGTAACGGACAAAATAACTTCATCGAGTTCGAGGTCAGTTTCGCCATCGGTAAAGTCGCAAGTTGCTGCTTGAATAGAGCCACCTGAAAGTGACTTCAGTACTGCTTGGTACTTTACATTCTCTTTGAGGGTGATGTAGCCATTGGCTATTGAGTCTGCGGCAAGAATCGCAGGGGCAATGTATGGCAGGGCTAATTCACCTGCATAACTGCTTGAATTAATTACTAATCCCATTATTAATAGTTGTTATAGATTGCACGGATTCTTTGCTCCGTGGTCATTGATTTAATTTCTTCCCGATTAATTTTTTTTGCTACAACTGCTTTCGGGAGAGCAGGGGCGGCTTGTGCTGATTTAAGGTTAACTATTTCAGCATCTTTTTTCTTGAGTTCGCTCTTGAACTCCGTGCGTAGTTTTGCGACCGCACTTTCAATCATCGTGAGGACATCCTCCTTTGAAAGTGATTCGCTCTGCTGCACTTCTTCAGCAGATTCAACTTCTTCGGTTGCGGCAGGCTCATTGATTGCTTCAACGATACCATCCACAACTACCACAATCTTTCCGTCTTCTAATTCGTATTCGCCAGAAGGAACTGGAATCTTTTCGCTCTCGTCGTTGAGGATAAAGATGTTCACTCCAGGCTCCCACGAATCGGCATCGGAATAGATTTTCGTGCCATCCTTCAAAGTTCCTTCAGCCATAAAAAGCACTTGCTCCGCTTGGGGTTCTGCGCTTAATTTAACCGAGTACTTTTGAAACAAGGCATTGATGCGCTCTTGTAAATTCATAGTAGTCATATTCAATAGAACTTTAATCTTGGCTGCTTTGCAGAACTTCCTCTATCGCAGATAACATCTCAAGTTCTTTTAACTTGGATTCGCTCCATCGTAGACCTGCAAGACCTCCCCATAAAAGATAAGAGATAGTGCCACAAGCCTCCGTATCTCCTTCATCGTAATACTCTTGCGCCCGGCTTAAGTAAGAGTACATCCTCTTAATCGTTTCTTCCGAAATGGCTTCGCCACTTGCGAGTTGTTGCGCTCTTACTTTGCCAACTTGAGTTGCACATTTATTGTTTACTTTCTCATTCAATTCGATGCCTTTCTTTGCGTTGTTTTTCACCGCTTCAGGATAGTCTGCGTAACTTTCCATCTCTATCTTTTTTCCGCTCTTGGTACGCTTGTCGCTCTTCACGATGGCTTTTGCGAATTGTGCCTTGTCTGCAAAGTATCCTTCGATGGAGAAGCCTTTCACCTTCCCGGTCTTGACGTAATCGTTCCAAATCACATCGTTCAAAATCTTCATCGAGACCATCCAAGTGCCTTGCGGAAGATTCATTCCAAAGTTCTGCGACTTATCGTGTTCACCTTCGACTATCCAACTTTCAACTACGCAACATCCATCTATCTTCTCATCGTGTTCAAATGTTGCTTCGTGTTGGTTTTGGCGCATTAGATAAAGTTCTGCCGCTTGCCTGATGGTTGATTTAGACATATAGACATAGTACTCATCCTCGCCCTTCCTTCGGTAGATTGGTTTGTCGGGAACGAGTGCCGCACCTATAAGGATTCGCTTCTCTTCATCCATCGTTTTGAATTCAACTCTTTCTTCTTTGAGTGCAATCCAATTTTCCTCGATGGCAGGATTCTCAACTAACGAGATGGCATCCACTCCGTAGATGTCCTCATCTTCGATTACTAATTCTACTAATCTCATAATACTGATTGGTCTTTAATTTTTTGATTGGCTTGTTGTGAGTTGGTTACATTGGTTTCCAGCACATAGGCTTGAATAGAGTTTTGATTGGCTCCTTGTTGGAGGAATCCAAAGTTGGGAGTCAAAGTGGTTTGTGCGGTCGGGATATTTGCACCTCCACCGCCACCACCTCCACTTACACTACTTGGAGGTGTATTGCTTTCGAATTTAGTTGCGGCAATTTTGGCAACTGCGGCTAATCCAGTAGCGACTGATGTGGCTATCAGGAAAGGCTTCGCTAAAGGTGGAGTGGTCTTATCTGCTAATACTGCGGTGATGCTTGTGTAAGTATTCGCAATGGCTTCCGCAAGGTTTA